GTTCCACACGATTCGAAGAAGCTGCCAGCCAGGCAACGCTTCTTAACGTTCACCTTGAACCCAAGCTGCTCAAGGCCTGTCAACACCTCTGCCGCGTAGCGTTGATGACAAATCAGATCATCACCATAAGCGCTACACGACCAGTGGTCGCGTGCGGGTACAACGGTCAACAAGAGGGCGAAGAACAACAGAGTCTCCAACCCAAACGTAAACCCATTTCCCATCGAGCTAAATTTCTCCAGCTCGATCACGCTGCCATCAGGTAGCTCCATATATTTCGACCTTGCAAGGTCTAACAAGTGGAGCCACTCATCCGGTAGCACGCGAAACACCAGACCAGTCGCAATTAGATCCGACGCCATCGAGAGATCGATGGTCGCAAGATTTAGGTCATAGGCCAAGGAAGCCCACGACTGATTGATCGACTGATCCGAGATATCAACCCCGAATTTGCGTAGCCTACTCTTAAGGTAGCGGCCTATCCCCTGCTGTAACATCATATTCAGCAGAGGTTCAGTCGCGCACCCACGGTCGGTTTTCGCGTTCTTCGGTACGGTGAAGAACTTGCACCCCTTCACAAGCTCCAGCTCTGGGCGATATTCTGCCCAGGCCTCACCCATGATGGCTTTCGCCAGAGGTAACAACTCTCCAGTACATGAGGGGATTGCATCGTATTTCTTGGATGCAGTTAGCTGGTCCCCACTCACACCTACACTGGCTCCAGACCCATGTTTGCTTAGCGAATGGATACGCTGTAGCGCATGTTTTGAGAGCGGCCCGAGAATTCGACTAACGTTCGCACGGAAACGGTTGAACCATGGAGGCTCTTTCCAATCCCCGTACATCCGATCGTTGGTCTCTCGGCAGTGGATCTCTCCTTCTAGGAAGGAGGCGAGACAGGCGCCCGCCTTATCGATGCCGGTGGGCATGCTCATGCTTTTCCTAAGGATTTCGGTTACGAGATGATCATCAGCGAATTGCTGGTGAGACTCATAATACCGTTGTTCCGTGGTAAGCCCAAGCAACTGGCCGTATTCCTCGTTCTCAACGAGGAGGTGAACGGTCAGCGCCCTCGGCGTGTCGACGAATTGGCACACCTGTTGTGTGAGATTGCGCTCGAACTGAAAGTTCCGCAGCTGGTCGTTCATCGAAAATGGACTCCCGAATTGTGTCGAAGACATGATCCAGGCAGTGATGGATAATCAAGCTGATCTGTAAGATCAGCAAGGCCAGCACCACCCAGACCCTGGTTTCCATTACCAGACCTGCTCCCGCGTTGTCACATAGAGACGTACGACGGGATTAACCGCCATATTCTCGTAGAGACGTTGCACGAGAGCCCGCTCATCGGAAGAGCAGTCGTCAGGAATGACGATGGTAGTCTCGACTCGGGCGGTGCTCCGTACGGAGTTAACACCGTCGACCGTTTGCATGAACGGGATGTTCAAGCGCTCGGTAATACGGTCGGTATGGCGCGCACTCGAGGCCCGAGACAGCTGAAGGATCAGCTGTTTCTCAGCGGCCGGGATGGCCATCTCCCGAGTCTCGAACAAGGAGGTCTTCCCAGTCTCGATCGGGTTGAACGTATGGTTGGTCGGCACATGGTCGGCCAGGACAATTGCGGCTGCAGCAGCCATGGTTGTTTACCTTTATTAAAGTGACAGATTGTCACAGGAGGTTTAAAGGGCTAAGCCCAGGGTTTTGTCGGTTTCCGCTTGTAGGCAGCACGACGATTCGTCAGTATTTCTGTGATCGCTTTTACGCGACTCCAGGTACCAGACGGATTCCATCGTAGCTCAGCCATGGGAATACCGGCGGATGGCACGTAGCGCTCGTACGCTTTTCGAAAGTACGAAGAAGGTTGGGTGCATTTATAGCCCCCCCCGTTAACGCGCGTGTCGATGGTTGTGTTGACCTCTTCGTCAACAACGGTCAAGCCAATCAGGCGAATACCGCGTAGTGCGTCGAGGCTTTGCAGCCAAGAACCCACATCGATAAACCAGTCAAAAACGAAGCTATACGGTATAACGGCCCAAGCCCCTTCAAGGGCTGAGCCACCGTGGAACTCCGACATCTTCGGATCTATCTCGATATAAGCCTGCGCTCTCGCTGTCCGTATTGTTTCAGCGCGTAGCTGGCCTCCAGATCCACCATTAGTGATCAACGTCTTATGGTCTCTCGACCTGGACGAGATCCGCCTTCTGATAGAGCGGTTTAGGGAACCGTTCAAGGCGATGATAGACTTTTCGAGGTCGCTCACGAGAGGTTTGATACCATAGCGTGCAGTCAATTCAATGGCTGCTACGTTTTCTGGCGTCACCCTTTTCATGAGACGTTTCCAGTTGCGGTTACGGAAATCCGCCCACGCACTATCAACCGTTTTAGCGACATCTACAAACATATTCCCAGTTTCGCGGTATTCCGCGAGGTTCTCCGCCAGATTGACCCGAAGGTCAGCTATATTCTGGCGAAGATCGTTCTGCCATGGAGGCAGGTAGACGATGGGGTAAGTAGCTCTGCCGGGAATAGCCAGACGATCATATGTCCGTACCGGAAGGTACTGGCCCGCTGACGAGCACCATACGCGAGTCGTGAGGTATCTTTCCTGGAAACCAGGGGACGATACTGTGACGTACTGCTTTTGGCGCGGAGTCAATGCGGTTAACAGATCAGGAGGCTTAGGACGCGACTCTCGAGTGAGCTTCGCGACCACGGTTTGATGAGTCGTAGCGTTGAAGGACTGCAGGAATGGGAAGCATGGCAGAGCCGGAGCCCTTTCATAGCTTTTAAAGGCTATGGTTCGGTTCACGGTTGTATATACTAATGCCATCTTACATTTCCTCCAACGTTGACCCGCACTCCACGAGGAGTGGATGATAGGGAAGAGACCTACCTTACACGTGTCCAGAAAGATCGGATTAGGCTAAATGCCCACGTGTGCCAGGGGTGACATATCAAGTCACATGGCGAAACGGAGCTTCACGCGCAAATGCGCGTGGAGC